AGTATAGTATCAATGCCGCGAAGCGTTAATTCCCTGCTTACGCGCTGTGCTATCTCGCGGCAATAGACGTATTCTTTCAGACGATTGTCGGGACTATGCTTGCCGCCGGTGATGGGCGGGTCGCCATGTCCGTTGTCGAGTAATACTTTCATATTCTATGTGAGTTAATGATGCGCTGAGTCGTTATTACCTGCGCTCAATAGGTCAAATATCCTCTGAGCGTCTTTTTTGTCTACTGCCGCGATGATGTCATTGAGTATTTTAGGCACATCACTCATGTGACTCTTTCGCCGGTTCGCGTGTTCAAACATACTCTTCGCTTCAACGACAATAAGCCCGACACCGAACAGCACGGACACAAAGGGCATGATGTAGAATGAAAAGAATATACCGAGGCAGTCCATGAGAAAGCCAATCATGATAAATCGCCAATACTCACTCATCTTGGCAATGGTAACTCTCAACTTGTGGGAGTGTACGCGCTGATGCGTCTTTTTCGCCGTGTGTACTCCGTCCCAAAGGTCGAGCATAATAGCTGCTATCACCAATATGCACACGGCAAGGAACACCCCAACGAACAGGTAGAGTTTGTTAAGTGGTACGATTGTTTCCATGTCTGTGTTGTGTTATGGTTTATTCGATGAGGTTGCCGGCGATGTCATGCCATGTGTAGTAGTTGGCGAGGAATGCCAGGACGGCTCCGGCGAGGCTTCCGACTACATCCCACGCCAAATCCCATACGCAGAAATGGTTTCCTTTCTGCTTGCTGTCTTTTACCTCTTTGCAGATGCCGAAAGCGAAAGCCACGGCAAAGGCAATGACGGCGGCAATGATTGCCGAGGGAAAATGAATGAACGACACAAGCCCACCGATAAAGGCGGCGATTACGAACTCACAGAAGACGTGGAGCTTTTTGTCGCTCCCGGTCTTGTCATTGCAAATTTTCTTTGTCATGATAATTAACATTTGGTTTATACTATGTAAAGGTAGGCCGTAGTCGGTTCTCGCTCTCGTTATCTTTTGAGTTAGACAAAAAGAGAGCCACGGCAGCGCAGTCCGTGGCTCTTAATCGCATTATATGAAATCCTAACTTAGCGTTCAAATCCAAACGTGGCCGGGGTAAGGTTGTCTTTTTCATTCCAACCTGCGGCCAATGTGTTATTAACGTGCTGTGCGGCGAGTTTACTGAATGCCGCAAACTCCTCCTCACTGACAAAGGTGTAATAGATAGGCTTGCCGTCGGAGTCCTCGTTTATCTTTACATTACGGGGATATGCTTCTGATGTAAGCTTCTCCATCATCATAAAGTTACGTTGGTTTTCGTCAGACAGCCATACGCGCATACCATTCCATCTAAAACCGTTTATGATGGTTTCTTTTGTATGCTCGTTAATAGCCTCTATCAACACAGCCTCCACCTCCTCCCATGTGGGTTTATGGTCAAATGTGTGGCGATACTCATAAGTACCTCCACGCTCATCGGTGTATAGTCCATAAAAGAGCATAAAGTTCCTGCGGCCTACTTTTTGTAAGCCGTCCTGTCTTACCGGTGTGCCGTAAATCTTATTCATACGGCAAAGGTAAAGCTGTATTCCGCGAATGTATCTTTATCTTTTGGCTTATGTAAATTTTGGCAATGTCTTTCCGTCATAGTAGTCCATGACGATTGTAGTTTCAAAAGGAAAGCCGTCCTCAATGTCGCTTATTTGGTCGAGGATATTCTGCATTTCCTTGCTTGCCGTGAAAAACTTGTTGAATTTACCGTCCGCAGTATTACGGAAACTTACAAGGTAGCGCCCCTCGCCATGAGCGGTTGAAAGGTCAACCTCGTAATCGTGTATCTCAATCGGTGTATTCGCTATGCTACGAATAGGAACAACCTTGCCCGGAAAACGCTTCTTGCCGTCCTCCGGCTTGTAGGCTATGCCTAACTCTCCGAATTTCTTCATGTATTTATGTGTTAATTTGAAATATAAATGCTTGCAGTCGGCATGACAGGCCATGCCTTTGAATGAGCCGATAATTTCCTGTCGCCTCTTTCGGGATTTTACCTCTGATAAATGTCGGGCAGCTTTCTTCTTGGTTCGCTTCCTCAGTAGTGCGTGTGTACCATAAAAGACAAAACCGAGATAATCAATACCCTCGCTTATCGGTCTTACTGCCTCGGTATTCTTAACGGTCAATTTTCTCTTATTGACCTCCTCATGGTATATGTCACGCAATTTCCATACAGGCCTTTTCAAACTGCCCCACATTGCGGAGTCGTCCATATATCTCTCATAGAGATACCTTACTTCTCCATTAGGTGCAATATATTTCGGAACATGGCAACACATTACATGGTCTACAGGCGACAAATAAAGATTGGCGAAGCATTGGCTTGAGCGCAAGCCTTTCGATAGTCCTTTCGGAAGTACAGTAATAAAGTTATCGAGAAAGCTTAATACAATAGGGTCTGAAATATATAGCCTTATTTCGGCTTTCATGGCCTCTTGGTCTATATTGTCATAGTAACCCTGTATGTCATTCTGACAGTAAAATTGCATCAGCTCCGGCACCGCATTGTAGTCCTCTACCATGCGATGAAACAACCAATGCATTCCTCGGCCTTGAATACTTGCTGCCGTATTCTGTATGAGCGTGGGGTTTACATATTTCTCTACCACAACCATTATTACATGACAGCCTATGCGATAATATACCCTCGGAGCTTGCACGACCCTTACTTTCGGCCCATCGGAAACGGTCATTTCTCGAATGTTCTCCGGGAGTATCCTAAATGTACCGTCCTGCAACTCTCTTTTCAGACGTGCAAGTAGCTGACGTTTGTCGCGCTCTCCTTTGGCCGGGTCTCGTTTGGTATAGTATTTTTCGCGTTGCTGAGCGGTTTCCAAATGGCTGATGACATAATCAAAACCCTCCGACAAATTTTTATCGGAGGTTATCTCATCTAATATGTTGTTGATTGGGAAACCTGCACTCTTTAAGGCCGCAGGAAGATTGGAGCATTCTGCGGTATCAAATCATATTTGATGTTATGGGCAGTTTCTGCTTCCATTGTTCATTATTTTGGGGAGCCTTCCGGTCCCGTGGAGGTCGCCGAAGCGACACTCCACTTTGTAAGGTTATTGTCATTTTTCGGCTTTCCGACATATCCTTAATGAATTTGTCGCTGTTGCCCGAGGCGCAAACCCTTCGCGGAGTGTATTGGCAATCACGTTGCCTTACAGGGTCACACGATTTAACCTTAGTAAGTTCAGACGAGCGCCGTAGTGCGTGTTCGAGTTCGTGCAAGCGTTATTCGCATTCGCGTAAGCGAGGCCGCTATTCGCATTCGAATTGTTGCCCGACCGCAAAACCACGCGGCTGTGAGGGTTTTCT